TATTAGACGCTTTATCCGCAATCGAGGTTGTAATAGTAGTAGCAAAATTAGCATCATCTCCTAATGCTGCCGCTATCTCATTTAACGTATCTAATGCAGCTGGTGCACCGTCAATAATATTATTTACACTTGTAGATACTAGAACATCTACATTTGCTACTTGTACATACTGGTTTAAATCTGTAGAGTCCGCTTTTAGCGCAAGAGCTGTATTGGAGGCATATACATCTAAGTTGGGTTTACCAATCAGGTCATTATAGACACCGCTAAAGTTATTAGCTACCTGCAGATAATTAGTAAGATCTGATGCATCAGCCTTTGTGCTTAGCTGCGAATTGAAATGTGTATTAGATACTTTAGTAGATAAGCTGCTTGTTATTGTACCTGCAAAGTTTTCGTCATCTCCTAACGCAGCTGCGAGCTCGTTAAGAGTGTCTAGTGCTCCTGGGGCCCCGTCTACCAGCGTATCTAGTTGCGTTGTTATCAATGAGCTTACATTAGCTACCTGTAAGTATTGAGCAAGATCAGTTGTATCTGCTTTGGAGCTTAATAGTATATTTGCATTGGCGACCTGCAAGTAGTTGTTAAGATCTAGAACTGTAGCATTGGGTATTATGACTCCAGTCTCTTTGTCAACCTCGTTTACTGCTACAGGCAATGTACTGTTATTTGCAACCCGTACAACAGTATTAGTAGCAAGTATTATATTACCTGTATTAGCATCCTGCTGCATTGCAGGTGTACCGTTTATAAACAGCGATTGACCACTAAGATACAAGTCACGCCACTGTCTGTCTTCCGAACCCAAGTCGAAGGTATTATTAGCAGATGGTATTAAGTGACCTGTAGCGTTAGGATTAAACGGCGTAACAAATTCAAACTTGCCAATGCTTGCGTTATATCTTAATTCTTTACCATCAGATAGATTTGTATCGTCGACATCGTCTAACCGTAATAATCTTACCTCACCAGAGCCAGAACCTGACCCAAGAGATCCCTTAGCATAAGCCATACGGGTAACTTGGGCTGATATACTGCCTTTGAAGTCATTAAGAAGGTTTAGTAGTTTATCTTCAACGGGCTTAATGTCTGGCGTTGCGCCATCGACTCCGTCAACACCTGCTGGACCAACCGGGCCATCTTGTCCGCGAACACCTTGTGGACCTGTAGATCCTATTGGACCTATTTTACCTTGTAATCCTTGTGGACCAGCAGCTCCTCTTAATCCGCGAGTACCTGTTTCACCTTTAGCTCCTTTAGCTCCAGTGATACCGCGAGGGCCTTTATCTCCTCTAAATACTCGTATAGGTATAGGATTTTCTAGATTATCTATTTCTTCAAGCTGAAGGTACTTAACCCCAGATTGATCTTCAATATCTTTCTGGAGTTCCGTGCGCAGCTCTTCTAATAACCCATCACGAACTTTACTACTTTCTTTCTTCAGTACACCTAAGAGAGCGCTTAGTAGTTTAGCTTCATCCAGATGATTCATCGTGACTGTCTTCTTCGTACTCGGCTGATAATGAGTTGTAGAACCTTGTCATGCTTTCAACAAGCGCTGACTCCTCGTTTGATAGCGACTTACCAGTACTATCAGTTACCTCCATAGGATTGTCGGGTTCTAATTCTTCCTGCTGCTGAGATTGTGGTTCGAACTGCAGCATTTCATCATCATCTTTTTCTACCTCGATTTCTCGGCCGATAATAGCGATATCATCTTCCGTCATTTTAAGCACGTTCTTGCGAACCCATGACAGTGAGAAGTATTTACCTACTAATGGATCGATTTCTCCGAGAAGTCTTAAGCGCTCTGTCATAATTTCTGACTGCTTGAGCTCTTCAAAGTGATTATCATTCGCAAAGTTATATGTTATACTATTCTGTGCTTCTTTCCATTCAGCTCTTGTCATAATACCTTTAAGAGCTAGATGTATCTCAATTAACTGATCGAACATAATCGCGAATTTGTTTCTTGCACGATTAATAAACTTCTGAAATTTAATCTCATCTCGTGAGATCTCTGTTGATCTACCGATATTGAAGTTAACCTCGGCCTCTTGCCTACTAACTGGTACGTTTAATGCCTTAGAGAGCTTCTTTTGGAAATATAACACATCATCCATCTCTCCGAGATTCTGTCCGCCTGGTAGAGTAGTAATCTCTGTACCGCGGCCTCCTTCTCTACGTGGCAACCAGAAGTCCTCAAGCATAGTCATGTGACGTCTATCGTCTCTTACTTCACCTGTTGACGCATCGTATACGAGTTTATTTTTATGCTTTACCATCATATCACGCAGGTATTGTTCAGCCTTCATTTTAGGCAGATTACCTACATCAATATAAAAAATTCTTCTTTCCGGGGCTCTAGATAACCTGTATATTACTACAGCATCCTCTAGCATTCTAAGTTGGTTTAGCGGCTTGATGGCTTTGTGCAGGTAACCAAGATTCATTTTATTTCTTGAATCTATAAGTCCGGATGGAACATGGCAAATACTATCAGGAGCAATTTTTACGCCTTGATTGGTAGATAGGTTGCCTTTTGGATTGTACAGATAAAATTCTTTGGCAGCTGGAAACTCGTCGGCTCCGGATTTCGGATCAACTCTTTTCTTCTGCTCACGCATCTTACGAATTTTACGGGGATCGATATAACGAAGCTGTTTAATACCGTCGCGAGGACTCTCTTTGTCGATAACGATCTGATAGTATAACCTGCCGTCTACGTACCAGCGTCTAAAGATTTCGTACCCTTTATTTCCAAAGTCTAGCATACGAAGAATATCGTCAAACTCTTCGCGCACGACTTTTTTGATACGGGATGAAAGGTTGGATTCATCAAGAACTATTTCGATAGGATATGCATTGTCATCCATAATAATAGCATCATTAACGATATCTTCAACAGCCTGATCACATTCAGGCTGCATTACCATTTCACGATATTTAGTCACGAGATCTGCTTCAGTCTTTGCTGTAGCCTCGAGATCAAGGTGCGTACCGTAGTGGCCACCAGCGGCGACTTCTGTGGTAGGCTCGTCTTGATCATTAGGAACAATCGCTTGAAGAGTGGCGAGTTCTCGCTCTTCTGCTGATGTCCTAGATATTTCAAATCCAAACAGTTGCATTTTTTACCTCGAAATAAAAAAAAGGGATACTACCTTATATTTAGTACCCCTCTAGACCACCGAAATTTCAAATTAAAGTGCGAAGATTTTACTTGCACCGCTAGAGAATCGTACGGTGATATCACCACCGTTCGGAAGAATGGGTAGACCAGCAGCGCTATCTATAAATGCAATTAGTCTAGACGCAGAGTTTCCGCCTTGTACATCGGTATGGTATATTACCAGAGCTTCACAGTTAGCCCCGGTTACAGATGTAAAATTAGCATCGTCAGCATCAAACACGCCTCCAGCAATGGTGGTGGATACAAGGTTAGATGTCGCTACTACGGCACCGTTAGGTATATCTGCTCGATCTTGATGCGCACTGCTAAAAGTGTATACACCAGTGTCAACAAGCGCTATTGTAACCGTGTTGCTTGATAGGTTCAAATTACCCGCAAGAAAATCTTCTTTTGCTTTAGGGTATAATAGATTAGCCATCTATATGCTCCGAATTAAAATAACAAATTATACACCACCAGCATCGCCGGTAGTACCACCTTGAACTCTCCAATAATCATATTGGAAGGTAACTGCGTATTCTTGAATGCCTTCTGCATCCCAACTTAGGTCGATAGGAGCAAGATCAGAACACCAAATACCATCAAACTCGTACACTCTTAACACTTCACCATCTTTTGCAAACTGTTTTACGAGAGCAGTAGACTTGTAGGAAGAAGGTGTTGTACCTGTTGTTCTTAAGTTACCTTCAAAAGTGTTGAGTTGATTGTTCCATTCTTCAATTGCGTTTCTAATTAGAAAGTCCTCATCGTTTACAATAGTAACTGTCCACGGGTCAAACGTTCTATTACCAGCTAACTTAATCTGACGGCCGAAGTAGGATACAGGAACTGTACCTACTGTAGCGCCAGGTAGCTGCGCAGCGCGAGCCATAAATGGAACTTTAAGATCACCAGCTCCGTTTACTGGGTTAAAGATCTGAACTTCGAATAGGGAAGGACGTGCGCCTCCGAATTCTAGTTGACCTCTAAAATCACTAACATTAAATGCCATCGGTATTCTCCTTTATATGTACGTTATATTTATCCAGATTACCCGGTAATCTCGGAGAATTCAACACCTGTTCTTACAGCAACGAAGTTGAGCTGAATATAGTTTATTGAGCGGCTAGGCTTAACGTATATATCACCTACAAACTCGTTATTGTCTATCACTTGTTGCGTGTTGTTAGTGCTATCACATATAACGGAGAAATCTGTAACACCGCGGCGACCCTTTACATCACGCAAGAATGGCTCTACAAGGTTTTTAAATTGTGCTCTTGTAAACTCATCGTTAACTTCGAATAACGTAGATTGAGATGCTAGTGCTATCGCTTTTTCTAACACAATAAACAATCTTCGTACATTAATTCTATCAAACGATCCTGGAGTAGCTACCATTGTCTTGTCACCGTATAGTACAGTACCTTGACCTGGGAATGTCACTATAGGGTTCACGTTATTCTTATACAGCTCGTCTCGGGCAGCTTTACTTGGATTAAAAGCAAGCTTGACAACGTTCTTAACGTTACCGCGGTTAAAACCGGCAGGTGAGAACCATGGGTCCCTTACTGTATCTGTTCTTACCATTATACCTGCTGTATCACCATTGCATGGTATCCATCTGTATACATCATTGTATTTGTCGTACTGGTATTTCCAGCCGCTGTCCATAACTGCGTATGATGAGGCAGGTAGGCTATCTCTGTATGCTACAATATCTGCAGCCTCTTTACCTGCGTAAGTAGCATTATTAACTACCGTAGAACTTGGAGGTGAGAGACATACTAAACAGTCTTTGCGAACATCAGCAATATTGTTAATTGCGTGTGTTGCAACCGTCTGACCCTGACCTGCGATCATTATAAAAGATATATCGATATCTTCAGAACTTGCAAACTTATCAAGAGCTGTATTTATTTCACCAGCTGTAGCAGCAGATCCGTCGCTGCCATTAACTAACGATGTACTCGAAGTTACGCCAGGTACACCATATGTAACTCCATTCGATGCTGTACCAATATTTGTTAAGGTAG